TGGCAACGCAACCATCATATCTGTCTCTGACAACGCAACCATCATATCTGTCTCTGACAACGCAACCATCATATCTGTCTCTGACAACGCAACCATCGAATCTGTCTCTGACAACGCAACCATCATATCTGTCTCTGACAACGCAACCATCATATCTGTCTCTGACAACGCAACCATCGAATCTGTCTCTGACAACGCAACCATCGAATCTGTCTCTGACAACGCAACCATCAAATCTGTCTATGGCAACGCAACCATCTTACTATTCGGTATGGCTTGTATTTGTTTCTTATATAATGCTAAAAAAGTAACTTCACTAGGTATAAATATGATAAGACAAATAGGTACTTCAAAAATTGATATGAAACTTTCAAAAGAAACAAGTTTTATACAAATAAAAGAAGAATTAAGTTTAAATAAAAATCCTAAATTTGAAACATATAAAAAAATATACCCTACAGAAGAACAAAATAAGAAAATAATAATGTATAAGGCAGTCCATAAATCAAAAGATGGAGAATATTATTCTAATTATAATAATAGTTTTAAATACATAATTGGAGAAACAAAAGAAGAAGTATGTTCAAAAAATCAAGACGATAGTTGTTCACAAGGAATTCATATATCACATAAATTATGGGCTTTAAAATTTGGAAGAGAATTTGAAAATATGGCACTACTTGAATGTGAAGTAGATGAAAAAGATATTGTTGTTTCAAGAGATTGTGATGGTAAAGTTCGTGCAAGTAAAATAAAGGTCTTAAGAGAAGTTCCTAAATCTGAATATTAATATGATTACTAAATTAAAAGACGGACAAGTTTTCATATTTGGATCTAACCTAAGTGGTAACCATCTCGGTGGTGCAGCAAAACAAGCTTATGAAGACTTCGGAGCAATATGGGGTAAAGGACGGGGAATACAAGGAGTAGGAGATGATTTTAAAAGTTATGCTTTCCCGACACTCGGTATAAATATGGAAAAACTCCCATTAAAAGATATTAAAGAAAATTTCAAAGACTTAATACAAATGGCAGAGTGGTGTCCCGATAAAGAGTTTCTCTTAACTCCAGTAGGTCAAGGAATTGCCGGATTTAGTAAAAAAGAAATAGAAAGTGTAATGCCGAAACTTCCTAAAAATATTATAAAAATTAATTGGTAGAAAATATATGACAAAATTAATCCCGCGAACTTATCGCCACGAACTAGAAACAGACAAAAAAATAAAAAAGTTAAAAAAGATATTAAAAATTAGTGAGAAGAAAGTTATAAAACAAGCCGTAGATAGTTTATATGAAAACTTCAATTGATAGAGATGTCTATAATAAAATAAAAAACTGGTCTACTTTAAAGTCAGAAAATGTTATTGAAAAGATAAATGAGTATCTCAAAGAAGTTAAGCCTAAAAGCTACCGAACATCATCTCAGAACAATGCTCTACACCTCTATTTTTCGCTCGTAGCAAAAGAATTAGAACGAGAGGGACATACCTCCAAAATGTGATGGAACACATCCACAAGGTAGAAATAACCCCTACAATGTCAAATGTGAAAGAGATTATATGGAAAGAAATTCAAAAGGTCGTATTAGGTAAAGCAAGCACAACTGAACTATCAAAACAAGAAGATATTGACGCCGTTTACGATGTAATGAATAAATGGCTAGGGCAAGAGTTCGGTTTGCATATTCCATTTCCTTGTGACGAAGAAAAGCAATTTAATAAATTATCATATAGCGAATACAAAAAATGATACCTAAAAAAATACAAAAAATAATCGGTACTAGTAAAACAATAGACGAAAACATATTTCATAAGGTTAAGTCTGCTGATCGCCGTAGACAAATAGAACTCCAAAAACTAGACAATGAAATAATAGACTACCCAGAAATGTCTATCAAAGGAAACTATGCTATAGAACGCGAAAAAAAGATTAAGTATAAAAAAATATTCTGGCGATTGATACTTTTAATCCTAGCAATCCCAATCGTGTATATAACAGCAATTTTCATTTATGACTTATATTAGAGCAAAATTAGACAAGAAAAAAATTCCCCACAAATCTAAAGTATTAGTAACTTGTATCTGTGGGTGTAACAAAGAGTTTTACACAACTCAATCAAGGCTAGAATCAGGTCGCAAGTATTACAATAGAGAGTGTTTTTTAAAGAAGTTTATTAAATAAGTATAAGAAATTTTATGAAAAAAATAATTAAAGATTTATTATGGTATATTTTAAATAAATTAGATCCATTATCGATAAAATCAATGGAAATTAATAATACTCAAATATCTATTACTTTCAATAAGGATTTTTGGGAAGTTGATAAATGGAATCATTTAAGTGCAACTATTTTGTGTTGTTTAAAAGTAGATAGTGAAAGTAAAAAAACACTTATGGATAATATTTTTGTTTATAAGGATACTGAGATTAAAAATAATTTTTCAGTTAAAAGAGATATATAATTTTATGAAATCCCCAATAATCTACAAACAAATCCCCACACAATATGCCTTCTATGTTTCAGAAGATGGAAGTGTAAAGGTAACAATAGTAACAAAACTTAATGATATGAAATTTAGTAACGAAAAAGAAGCTAGAGATTATATTAAGAAGTTAAAGGAAGTATTATAATTAATCAATGGTATGTCTATGGGGGGTTAGGAAAAGAAATGACGATTTCTATATACCCTAAACTGGAGAGAATCAAGCTAGCAGATGAGCTAGAAGTAAGTGTATCCTTTTAATAACTATCAGTTATTCCTCCCCACAGGCATATCATTACAATTAATATATGGAAAAAATTTTAATAGTAATTATAGTGTTGTTAATAATTTTAAAGAAATAGATATTTATAAATAAAATATGAACCAAAACATTAAAAACTTAGAATTTAATAAAGAACCTGAACAAATTCATTTTCACTATCACATTGAAAATGAACCAGTTATAGTAATAAATAAAGAAGGATTTTATTGGAAAGGAGAAAAAGTTGAGGATAAATATAATATTTATGAAAGATTTAACGACTGGCTCAAGAGAGCTAGAAATGAATAACTATGACCAATCAAATTAAAAACTTTATAGAGGAAGGTGAGAAGGAAAGGACTGATAGTGAATTAGCTATATTTTGGAATGAAATAGCTACTTATTTACCAAAATCATATGAAAGAAGTGCTTTAGGAGATGAAAAGATATTTATAGCATTTAAACAGGCATACCCACAATTAAAGAAACATATCCAAATCTCACTTATAAAGATAATTGTGGAACATTATGAAAGTAAAATACCACATTACGCAACTGGTGAGTGTGAACCAACTGCAACTGATAAGGAGATAGAAGATATGAAGCATTGGTCTAATGGTTGGAATGCTTGTAGGGAAAGATTTATATTAGACAACATTTCATCAAAATTAAAAGATTTAACCGATGGTAAATAGCCATCTAAAACATTATGTATGAAGCACACAATAGAACATAATCAAAAAATAAGTAATTCTATGAAGGGTAAAAATACTTGGATGAAAGGAAGGCATTTGTCTACTGAAACTCGCAATAAAATTAGTATCTGTGGTAAGGGTAAAAAACATTCACTTGAATGGAATAAAAAAATTAGCGAAAGTAATAAAGGGAAAAAACGCTCTAGTGAAACTAAAAAAAGAATGTCAGAATCTGCGTTCAAAAATCCAAGAAGATACTGGTTGGGTAAAAGTAGAACAAGTATGTTAGGAGAAAAACATTTTAATTGGAAAGGTGGAATTAGTAAAGATGTTCATTCTCCAGCAGAACCCAGATACAAAAAATGGCGTTCTGATGTATTTAATAGAGATAATTGGATATGTCAAACTTGTGGAATAAGAGGTATTTATCTTGAAGCTCATCACATAAAATCTTGGGCTAAATATCCTGAGTTAAGATATGTTTTAGAAAATGGTGTGGCACTCTGTCGGGATTGTCATAAATTAACAGATAATTATAAGGGTAAAAAATAATGGTTAAAATATATAAAACAAATGAAGACGTTATTAAAGACATTAAAAATGGAGTATTAGCAATAGAAGGAGATGTAACATTTGAGTGTTCTATCTCAATATCAGCGAGTATTATAGTAACCGCTGGGGACATCAACGCTTCGGACATCACCGCTGTGGACATCAACGCTCGTAACATCACCGCTGTGGACATCAACGCTTCGGACATCACCGCTCGTAACATCAACGCTCGTAACATCAACGCTTGGAACATCACCGCTTGGGGGGACATCACCGCTGGGGACATCTCATATTCCGCATTTTGTTGTGTATATCAAAATATTAAATGTCTATCTATCAAAGCAAGAAGAACTATAAGTAAAGAGCCAATTTGTTTAGATGGGAAACTTGAAATTAAAGAACCAGAATAAACCTCCGCAGAAAAAGAAGCCATAAAGTTATTAAAAGACAATGGGTATAAAATTATTAAAGAGTAATAGCCATCTAAGAAATATATGAAGTATTGCAGAGTTGGAAATAGACAAGTTTATAGTTGTGACCATTATATTTGTAATAATCAAAATGGTTCAAAAATAAGAGGTAAAAAATACTGCCAAGTTAGTAAAAAAGAAGTATATTCGTGTGACCATTATCAATGTAATAAGTAGAATCCCCCCATCATAGATTAAGAGGATGAAGAAATATATATAAAAAAAGATAAAATAAATGCAATGGAAATTGTAAATTCAATAAAAGATTATTCAAGAGAAGTTGATAAAATGTATTATGAAGATATAGATTTTCTTGGGTGTAGTGAACCATATTGTAGAGAAAAGATAGATTATCTTATATTTAAATTAAAAACACTAAAAGGTCATCTAAAACAAATTGATAAATGTCTAATTAACTATATGAATAACTCAAACGAAAAATCAAAATGTTGTAATAGTCCATCATTTACATCAAGACATACAGTAAAAGGAACTAGAAAACTTTGCTGTAATTGTGGTAAACCATTTGAACCCCAGTCCATTCCCCTAGAAAGAGATGAGATGGAAGTAAATATAAATAAAGGAATTGAATTAGCTCTGTCTGCGCCATTTCCACAAGTAGCAATTCATCATTTAATAGATAAAGTTATAGAATCTATAATGAGTAAAGACCCTACCCCTAACCTCACCCCAGAGAGTGTTTCTAACGTCACCCCTCAGAATACTGAGGTAGAAGAAATACAAAGTAGTATTTGTGATGAAATATATTGTAAAACTTGTGGTGGTTGTGGAGAAGTAGGATGTGATGGTATAGAAAGTTTTTTAAATAAACACATAAAAGGAAAAACAGATTGTTTGTACGAAGAAAGTTATATTACAGATATTATTGAGTTTTATAAACAAGATAAAATAAATATCTCCTCCTACTCCCAAAAACTTGTTTCAGAACTTAAAGTAATGATTGTTAAAGAGATAGAGGAATTAAAACTTGCATATATACCAGATGCTAACAATATAACTTCTTTAGTTAAAGGCTCACATAATATGGCATTAGAAGATGTAATAAACATTATTAATAACATAAAATAGGTATATGATTAAAATAACAAAAACAAGAGATAGAGAAGGTCCTATTTATTATAGATTAGATATGATTAGCCCTGCAATAGCATTAACTCAACAAGAACTAAAATCCCTCCATACAAAAATAGGTAATATACTAGGCATAGTGGATTTTAAGAAGGAAATGGTGGAAGATAAGTAGAAGTTTATAAGTAAAAAAGTTGCAAAAATTAACAGATAGTATTATAATTAATATATTAACAAATAACTTAATAAAAATATGAACACACAACAAGAGTATATTTTAGAAGAGGTATCAAGCGAAGATCAACTAGCATTTAAAAACGGGGTAGATGAATTACTAGAGAAACTCTCATTACAGTTAAACCTCATAATAAACAAAAGACCAATAACTATAAAACAAGAAGATGGAACTTCAGTTGTTACTTTTACAGACGAACCATCATTGGTACTTCAAAAGAAAGTAATTGTACCAGAAGTTGTTAAAGAAGATATAAAATCTCCATTATCAGATGAAATGACTAACAATGAACCTAATAAAGAGGTTTAGGAATCTTTATAAACTATCAGAATGGCAACCTTCTAACGAACAAATTGAAGGTTTACACCAAGAAGGTAGAAAATTTGCACCATTAACTCAAGAACCTAAAATGGCTCAAATTATACACATTAAAAAAGATACAGAGAAAATTATTAATGATTTAATTGAAGATAAATAAAATTATGCAATGGATTCCATTTGGTAAAAATATACTCGTGAAACCTGAATTAAAAGGTAAAATAGTAGGTGAAAAAGCTATATATTGTCTTTATGGTGAGGTATTAGCAATAGGAGAAGAAGTTACAAAAGTTAAAAAAGGAGATACAATTGGTTGGACTTTATTCGGGATAGAGGAAATTGTAGAAAAAGATGGAAGTAAAATCTTTCTAATCCAAGAGAATGATGATTTTATTCTAGCAATTAAAAGAAATGAAGCTTAATCATCCGTTCTGGCAAAACAGTAAGTGTCTCAAGGGCTATTTACATAGATTTGAAGTAGCAAGAGAATACGAAACAGGAGTGCTTGAAGTCTGTAAAATCTGTCACATAAAGAAATTCTTTAAAATAAATGATGAAGGCAGAGTAGATAACAATAAATTTATGTCATACCATTTACGCCAAGTTTTACAGAATATACCAATTCCAAACTATATATGGCACGAATACAAATATGATCCATTATCAAATGATTAAATAAAAATGAATAATAATATAATCAAAGACCAAGCAATAATAGAATTAATGGAAGGTGTAGAAATCGCTACTGACTTAATTCGTAGTACCTACGGAGGAGGAGGAAGTAATGTAATCATTGAAAGTAGAATGCGACCAGGACATCTTATAGCAAATGATGCCTACACTATTCTAAAAGATATTAAAATTACTTCTCCTGGGCAAAGAATAGGTTTTGGATTTGTTCTTGAACTAATGGAACGCCAAGACAAACTATCAGGAGATTCTCGTAAAACTTCCTTATTACTTTTAAATGAGATTTTAAAACAAGGATACGAAGCCGATATAAATAAACTAACCTTAAAGAAAGAGTTAGATGCCTTAATTCCTTTGATAGAAAGAGAAATAGATAAACAAACTAAACAAATAACTGTTGATGAAGTAGAAAATGTCGCTACGACAGCTTCAGAAAACCCAGAAATAGGAAAACTTTTACAAAAAATATACCAAAAGATAGGTGCAAAGGGAATAATCCAGTGTGAAGGAAGCGGAACTTATGAAACCTCTTACCGAGTTATAGACGGTGTCAGATTTGATATGGCTAGTATATTATCTCCATATATGTTTCATAATGATAAAAACAAAGCAATCTACGAAAAGCCTACAATCCTTGTAACTAAAAAGAAAATAATGATTGATGATGATATAAATCCAATTCTTAATCAAATGGAATTAGATGGAAAAAAAGACTTAATCATATTTACATCAGATATGGACGCAGGAATAGCTCAAATGCTTATAGACTTACATAAAGGTCATACATTTAATATCTGTATAATAAAAGTTCCAAAACTATGGCGAGAATATTATTACGAAGATTTTGCTAAATGTGTAGGTGCTACTGTGATAGAAGAAGGAATGTCGTTTAATAAATTGAACTTGGAAGTACTTGGAACTTGTGATAAAATAACAGTAGATTCAGAAGAAACTATACTGATTGGAACTAAAGACATAACCGAACACATAGCTCAATTACAACAACAAGGAACTGATGATAGTAAATTACGTTTAGGTTGGCTAAACAATAAAACAGCTATACTAAAATTAGGTGCAAATAGTGAAACAGACTTATCTTACAAACTTCTAAAAACTTATGATGCTATCCATTCAAGTGAGTTAGCTCTAAAGTATGGAGTAGTTGATGGAGGTGGTAGATGTTTAATTCAAGTTGCAGATAATCTACAGGATACTATTGCAGGTAATATAATGAAAAAAGCACTAACTACTCCATACTTACAAATTATAGAAAATGCTGGATTTATGGGAAAACCAAATGAATTAGATTATACAAATATCGTAGATGCAAGTGCAGTAATTAAAAATGCTATAAGAAATGCGGTCGGTATATCGTCAACTCTTTTAACAAGTTCGGCTCTTGTATTTTTACCAGATGAGCCTATAATTAAAGAACAACAACCAGCATTTCAATAATTATATGAAATTATCATTCAGAAATTTTCTTAAAACTAGAAAACCACAAAAAGAAAATTCACCTTGTATAATTACGCCTGAATATTGGATTATGTATTATGGAATAGCTACACCATTACCTAATTATCTTTCAGAGAAATTATTTGAATATAATTATGTTAAAATAAAAGATGGTTATGAATTAGAATTTACAATAGAAGCATTAAAAAAATTATGAATATCTTAAAAATCTGCCCTAGTTGTAAAAAGAGAAAGTTATGGCTCTCAAGACGAGAGATAAAACCCATACACTTACCACCTATAAGACCAAATGAACCAACTTGTAATAAGTGCCTTAATAATTTAGAAAAAATATATTAATATGGAAAAAATTAAAAAACAAGATGATAGTGTAATGAAAGCCCTTGATGTCAAAGTGATCAGACGCTTAATCTGCAACACAGATAAAGGTCCATTAGACTTAGTAATACGTAAAGGAGAAAACAACTACTTCTTAATGCTCGACTCAACACCACTAGATAAGGAAGTAAATGATAAATTAATGGGTATACTTTTTAAACCAGAAATAGATAATAGAGTTAAAATGGAAATAAAACAACCAGAAATAAAGATAGAAGATTTAAAAATTATATCTGTTAAAGATATTAAAAAGAAAGGTAAAACAACAAAAAAATAATATGAAAAAAATCACACTAGGAATTATAATAGGTATCGCTATCTCACTAGGCACATTAACTTTTGCTTCTAATGCTATTAAGCTAGTAATGATACCTGAATACATAGGAGGCTATAAGTCTACTGATTTGTTAGAATATGTTGCTAGTCAAAAAACAATCATAGATAATAAAATAAAAGACCAACAGTATTTAGATATAAAATCAACCACACCCAAAGAAGTTAATAGTTTTCATAGTGCATAATATATGGAAGAAGAAGTAACTAAAACAGAAAAGAACAGACCAGAGCACTTATATAAGCCTGGTGTTTCTGGTAATCCTAAGGGCAGACCAAAAGATACTCCCGAAGATATAATAAGAAAGAAAGCAACTAAAGAACTTATTGCTGAATATAAAGAAGGTCTTGGAGAAGCTCTAGTTTTAATCAAACCAGTTCTTATCGCAAAAGCTCTTGAAGGAGATGTTCCGGCTATTAAAGAAATACACGATAGAGTAATGGACAAAGCAAAACAAGCAACTGACATAACAACTAACGGAGAGTCTATACAACAGATTCTAGTAGAATTTATAGATGCAAACACTAAAGAAAATACTAATACCAACTGAGTTTAAAAGACTATTTGATAATGATTGGAGAGAGGCTGCTGTATATGGTGGACGATATGGACTAAAGTCTCATACAGTAGGAAGATACTTAATAATTCAAGCTCGTTTAAAGAAAGTTAGAATAGCTTGTTTTCGTGAGTTTCAAAACTCTATCGCTGAATCATCACATCAACTACTAGCTGATTTAATAAAACAGTATGGACTTACTGACTTTGAAGTTACAAATAACTCTATCACAAATAAAGTAACTGGTTCTGATTTTTTCTTTAAAGGATTATGGAATAACGAACAAGGTGTAAAGTCTATTGAAGGTATAGATATAGCTTGGATTGAAGAAGCCCAAACAATTACTAAGGGTAGTCTTGAGATATTAACTCCTACTATTCGTAAACCAGGCTCAAAACTTATTTATACATATAACCGTTTACTTCCTAATGACCCAGTACACGAAAGATTGATAGTTGAAGGTAGACCAAATGTTTTAGCTATTCATGTAAACTATGACGTAGCTGAGAAGTACGGTTGGCTACCTGATGTTATTAAACAAGAGATTGAAGATGATAGATTAAGACGACCAACACTTTATAAACAAAAGTGGCTAGGAGAACCGCTTATTAGTGCTAATGACATAATGCAGATAGAAGCATTGATAAATTGTTTAAATCCTGAAGTAAACGAACAGAATGATAGAATAATAATAGGTTTAGATACAGGACATGATTTACATTATGTTTTAATGAACAAGCAAGGTACTTTCCACTATGGATATTGCGAAAGCCCTCAAGAGAATGGTACTGCTGGATATGACCCTTATGACACGATAGAAGATTTACTAAAGAGATACCCTAGAAGTATTTTAATAGCTGACCAAGGGGGGGACTTAATTGGTATAAGAAAACTACAACAGAAATACAAAGGTAGAGTAGTATTATGTTGGTCTAACAAAGAATCAAAGACACAAAACTTAATCCAATGGAAAGACGAAGACGGCGACCAAAAAGTATTTATAGACCGCAACCGATTCATTCAACAATGTGTAGACGAGATAAAAGAAAAGAGAATGGTATTTAATGGTAAATTAGACGACTGGCAACCTTTCTTTAAACACGCTTTAAATATCTACCGAGTAAAAGAAATTACAGGAGATGAAAATGACCCTCAGTATGGTTGGAAATGGATTTGGAAAAGAAAAGGAGCGGATCACCTTTGGATGGCCTATGTCTATGCTCGTGCTGGACTAGATAAATATGCACAAGACTTAGCAACTATAGTTCATCACGATTCTGTATTATCAAGCATTCCTCGTGCTTTTAATGGAGAAATAACTACACCAGATACAAGTTATTTGGGCGAACAATATAATGGATAATGAAATTAAAGTATTTTTAACCCCCAAAGATGCCGAACTATTCAAACAATGGCAGCATTTTTATGATGTGTTTAATAAACTAAGTAATTCAGGGGCATTTACTATAAAGAACGGCTCAGTTATCATTCATTTTGATAGTCAAGGATTAATTCAAAAGATAGAAAGGCACGATAGTTTATATGATTCTCGTATAAAAGCTTGACTTATTTTTTACAGAGGTTTATACTTTAAGTAGCGATAGTATTATTAACTCTAAACCCAAACAAAGGCGGAGTTCCGAAAGGAATTTCGTCTATTTTAATATGGAATTAACAGGATATGGTCATAGTTTTAAAAGTGAAAAGGATTTAAACGCTTATAAGGCAATGAAAAGTCAATCTCGTGCTAAAGCATTAGCTCGTAGAGGTTCTGATTATAAAGAAAAAGCTGAAGTAAGAAAACATTTTAAAAGTGAAGCTAAAAGATTTGGTATAAAATAATATGGATAACGACCCACTTGCATTAAATGTCATAGGTCCCTCAAGTTTAGTAAACAATCCTACTAACAAGTCTTCAGATTCTCTATACAACGAAGAAGGCATAGTAGGTGATGAAATAGACCTCTTAGACTTACCAATGTCTGACGAAGAACTCTTAGCTCTTAAAAGAGACTATGAGTCATCTTACGCTACCTACGAAGGTAGTATTAAAGGCAGACAAGAACTCAACAAGAAATACCTATTAGGCAGACAAAATCAAACTGGATTAAACATTAAAACTGTTCCCTCTAACTTGCTCTTTGAAGCAACAGCAACATTTGTTCCTCAAGCATTAGCCAAGAACCCTGAACCAGTAGTCTTTTCAGACAATACAGAGGAAGGCAAAAAAGCCTCCAACGATGTCAAAACTGTGCTTCAATTCTTGGCTATGACTTTAGGGCTTAGAAAGAAACTAGGCTTAATGGTTTGGCATTGGGGTATATACTTCACAGCAGTAATGAAATACGGTTGGGACAAAGAAACTAATCAAATTAAATGTGAAGTTCGAAAACCTAAGAACTTCTTACTTGACCCAGACGGCTATGTAGATGAGTTTGGTAACTTTGTTGGATGGTTAGGAGAAAGAATACAAAGCACAGCTCAAGATTTGATTGATGATTTCCCAAGTTCTAAAGCTTATATAGAAGAAAGAGTTGGTTCGAAACTTGGTACACAGGTTGTTCGAACAGAATGGCACACAGATAAGTTTACTTTCACAACTTACGAGAATGAAGTCCTAGAAAAGCATAAAAACGAGTTCTTTAACTACGAAGAAGGCAAGACTAATCATTTCGCTACTCCACAGAAGAACTATACATTCCTATCAGTCTTTTCAATGCAAGAGCAACCTCACGACTTCACTAACTTGATAGAACAGAACATATCTAACCAAGACAGAATCAATAAAAGAGATAATCAAATAGAAAAGAATCTAGACCACGCCAATAACTCACTCTTAATGGATGACAAAGCCTTTACAAGTGAAACAGCTCATCAAGGAGCTAATGCACTAGAGCAAGGCGACCCTATACTAGGCCCTAAAGGCTCTGTAGAACGCCTACCAGCCCCTGCACTACCAAATGGGATACTAGATAGCCAAAACATAGATAAGGACACTCTACGCTCAATTTATGGCACACAAGGTTTAACTGCACAGCAACCTGATGAGAATACTACAGCGAGAGGCATGATACTTAACCAATCACACGATAGCTCTCGTATCGGTGGAGGAATGGGCGACTCACTAGAAACAGTAGCTCAATCATTCTTTAATTGGATGCTTCAACTCACTTATGTGTTCTATGACGAAAAGCATTACGCTGCGATTATGGGACAAGCAAGTGCCGTAGAGTATGTAGGCTTGCAGATGGTAGGACACGAGAGACAGTATGTGGTTAGTGTTAGCCCTAATTCAATGCAACCAAAGGATGAGCTTACAGAAATGAACCAAGCCATTGACTTATATAAAGCAAATGCTCTTGACCCGATTACACTCTTTAAAAAATTAAATTATTCCGATCCAATTGAAACAGCCAAACAAACAGCTATGTGGTTACAAAACCCCCAAGGATATATGGCTATGATGTTCCCTGAAACTCAACAAGCTCAACCACAAGATAGTGCTAACCCAGCTAACCCACCAGATGGAGGACAACCAACTCCACAAGGAACAGATTTAGGTTTGTCGTCAGAACCTGCATCAGCATCATTATCAAATGTACCATTACAATAAATTATGAACTCAAAAACAAAAGCACTTAAAAAATATGAAGGTTCAAAAGCAGATAATTATTTAGATAAAAAAATGGGTTATAAGGAAGGGTCGAAGAAAGATGAAGCCACTGATAAAAAAATGGCTAAGTTATTAAAAATGAAAAAATAATATGAAAAAAGAAGAAATAAACGAAATGAAGAAAGGTGGAATGAAAAAATACGAAGAGAAAGGTAAATTTGAAAAGAAAGAACACGGTTCAAAAATGAAAGCTCTTAAAAAAATGTGTAAATAGTTAGTTAAATAGTGTAAAAATCCCTACAAAGATTTTTTAATTAGTCCGTTCCTCGGCAGTGGACTCTAAACAAAGCCTGTGTAAATTATTATAACCATACGCTTCCCTGACTGTGCGTGAAACAGCTTGCAATATATGGATAAAGATAAAACAGAGTTAGACGCATTCCTAGGAGACTTAAGTAATACTTCATCAGAAGACCTTAAACAATCCGAAGATACTTTTGAAACAAAAGAAGAAACAGTTGAAGAGCCAGAGATTGAAAAACCTTTGCCCTTTAACAAAGACCCTAAAGTTCAGAAGTTTATTGAGAAAGAAATCTCTCGTAGACTAGCAGACTTTACACCAGAGGTTAAGGAGACAACACAAGTTCCTAACACACGAGTAGATGATGTCCTTACAAGACTTATAGGCAATGATACTCCTGAAAAAGTATCAATGATTAAAGAGTTTAAGGAAATCTTATTGGAAGGCACACAGCAAGCAAAAGCCGAAGCAATAGCAGAGCTAGAGTCAAGGCAGAACGCAAATGTACAAGCCGACCAAGAAGCAGAAGAGGAATTAGAAAGTGCATTTGAAAACATTGAGGAAAACTTTGATGTAGACATCACTTCTAATAATCCGATAGCAAAGAAAACTCGTCAAGAATTTGTGGCATTCGTAGAGAAGATAGCTCCGAAAGACCGAAATGGCGATATAGTAGATTACCCTGATATGAACTCCGCTTGGGAAACATTCAGTGATATAAAAAAGTCTACTGCTCAACCAAATCGTGCTAAAGACCTAGCTTCACGAGGAATGAGAAATAGTGCTGAAACGACAAGTAGTGTCCCGCAAGGACGCTCAACTTTCGCAGAAGCAGAAAGGTTTATAGAAAACCTTAAATAGATTATTAGTAATTTAACTTTATTATTATGGATTCAAATTCAACAATAAATATTCAGACAACTACAAACAAGTATTTAGCACCTGCTTGGGTTGACTTAATTTTGAATGATAACTTTTTCTTTGGTTACATTTTAGAAAATACAAAGAAATGGGATGGTTTTAGAATGGACTTCCCAATCAAATACCAAAAAGGAATTGCTTCAGTAGCATTTTCTGGTTACGATCAACTTCCAACATCTCAGCAACAAGTTTCTGTTAATATGTCGTTCTATCCTACATTCGTAGCAACAAACGTAGCATTAGCAGGTTCTGACTTATCAGTAAACAACACTAAACTTCAAACTATTAAATTAGCTAAAGTTATGATGGAATCAAGAGCACAAGATGCTGCAGATGACATTGGTAACTTCTTCCAAGGAGATGGTACATCTTTTGGTGGTAAAGCTCCATCAGGTCTAGCAAACATTGTAGATGATGGTACAGTAGCAGCAAACTATGGAGGACTTTCTCGTGCAACATACACAGGATTAAAAGCAACAGTTACAGCTTCAGGTGGAACAATTTCACTTTTGAAGATTCGTCAACTTGCTAACTCAATAACTGATGGTAAAGTAGCACCAACATTCGCAATTACAGACTATACAACTTGGTCTTACTGTGAACAATTATTCCAAACTTTCCAAAGAAATACTTACTCTGACTTTAGTAATATGAACGCAGGTTCAGGTTACAAAGCTCCAACAGCTCGTAAAGACTTGGGTCTAGTGTGGGATGGTTTAACAATCTTCCGTGATAAGAAAATTCTTACAGGTAACTTCTACCTTTTGAACCTAGACTACTTACATTGGTATGGTTTAAATTGGTACAGAGGTACACCAGTATCATTGAAGACTGAATTAATTAAAGGAAATGTATATGAATATGCTCCTTCTAATGCAACTAAGGCTTTCACTTGGACTGACTGGATTCACGCTTACAATCAAGGAGCAATAAACGGCTTTATGATTATGGGAGGAAACCTTATCTGTACAGCTCCAA